AGTGTGTTGTTGCATTTTGCGCAAATTCCTCGCAAGTTAGTCATGTCGTGGCCACCACCTGCGTCAATTGGTGTTATGTGATCTACCTGTGTCGATGCTGCCTTGTTGCATACTGTGCACACTGGCTGTTCTCGGAGTATGACCCCCCTGTTTTTTAGGTACTCGGGGTGTTTGTGTGCTTGGCTCATATTGCGCTAGCGCGCGCTGTCGCGCTTGCTTTCTGTTTGTGTGTGGTGTTGTTTGTTGTCATGTTTGCCTCGGTTGTTTTGTTTTATGTTACATCTTTAGTTGTGTGTGATTAGACCTAGTTCGCTAGCCCCCCGTGCGTTGCCTTCAGTCGCACTCCCTATGTCTTATGTTTGTTGCCTCACCTGTATTACTACATGGTGATCTACCCTCGTTACCGAGTGTCACCAACTGCCGTGCAACGGGCTTAGGTCATGCGCCTGTAGTTATCGGTATGTCAACGGTATGTTAAGTCTGTAGCGACTCTATTACTGCTGATGCCTCATCTTTAGTGATTGCCTCAATGCTTGAGTATTCATTCTTTAACACTTTGTTGACATGTTTCATAATGTCTGAAGTACCTATTTTTTTCTCAAATGCAAGCGCCCTAATTAGGCCGCGTTGCTTAGGTGTCGCGTATTGTTTGCCGTCAGGGTTTGTGTCAAATGGTTGCTCTAAATCGTCGCGCAACGGCACGACCTTTGCTAAATGTTGTGGCTGTTGGCGACCTTTAGCGCTGTTAATTTCATCGGCTGATGCCAGCGACTTGTTGCCACTAAACCCCATGTAAGCCAGCGCTCGACCCACCGCGCTTGTGTAGCCGACCTCGTTCTCGCTGTACCTCTGGAACGAACTTTTGCCGGGGTATAACTCGCACGCTGACGCGACACACGGGATTAGATCGTCTGCTGTGCGCCAAATTGTGACCGTGCAGCGTATAAAGCACGATTTGTCTGGCATCTCAACAATCTCGCGATGTGTTTCCTGTATGCGTAAATCAGGGTATTTCTCAAATGCCATCTTAAGTCGAGTGGCAACATCTAAATAGCCATCCATAAATCCACTCATGACATGTCTCTTTGCATTCCGATTGCATCTTCATAATCTTGCATGCAATCATGTGATTCGTTATCGTGTCGAGCGATATGTTCTAAACAACGAATTCTCATTTCATCATAAAAATTGTCGGCAATTGCTTTCCATTTGTTTAGTTGTGCAGTTAATTCTTGTACCTGTTCAAACTCGGTCATACAAGCGTCCAAACTCTAATTGGTGACATGTGCCGACGCTTTGACGGTACATAACCGCCAGTTGGCATTATCAAATACTCTTTATGCAGTTTTGACATGACTGCACCAAGCGCACGGTTGTCGTGTGCTTTAATGCTTTTGTGTGTGTCAAGCCATGCCCATACATCGTCGCTTGTAAAGTGTTCGCGCATGCGGCCAACATTTATTATTGCTGATCGTGCGCACTCGCTAAATGTGTCGCTTGTGTTGGCAGCAATTTGTGCGATTGCTTGGTTGCGTTCGCGTATTGCGTCAAAGATTGTCGGCTGGTCAGTTTGCACGGTGCGCCAACATTTCTAATCGTCGTATCTCTGATTCGCAGTCTGCTAGTCGAGCGCGCAACTCGTTAATAATGTGATTCGCATATTTAATTTCTATAATCGCTTGCTTAATGCTGTGCACTAGGTCGCCGTTATCAAATAGGTAGTCGTCGGCGATGTCTTGCAGGTTGTGCAAAGTTTTTTCTAGTGTCATGTCTGGCACTCGGCTGATCTGTTCGCCTAGCAACTTAAAATACAACTCGCTGTTTAACCAGTCGTTATTCGGTTTGTTTTCGTCTCGGCTCATTATTTTTTCCTCTCGGTTGTTTTGGTTAATCTAATATAAACATGGATAGTAGCCTAAGCATGTACAGGTACAGGCATATCCCAAACGCAAACACGCCTACGCTTATTTTGTCCATGCTTGCCATTTGACTAAATTGTAGATCAGTAAGCCGGCACGCAAATTTGTGTATGCGTCAAGCAGTGGTGCTTGTGTGCAGATTTGCATTTGTTTGCACACTACACCTGCATATTCTGGGTGGTCTTGTTTCCAGTGCACACCGTTTATTTGTAGCAAGCCACTGTCTGATCTGTGCGACCATTCGCTTACGCCTGTGATGTTGCAGTCTTTGTCTACCATGTCGCCGCCAGCGCGATTAGGACAGCACCCAGACTCGCGTAACGCGATCTGGCGTAGTTTGCCGATCTGGTCTACTGGCCAGCCTGCCTTTACTGCCATTTGTGGTAGCCATGAGCAATCCCCATGTTTATACACAGGCTGTGGCACGGTCGTTGTGGTCGTTGGCGGTATGTAGAGGTATATCTCTTTTTGTTGCCCTATAAACGACCCTGCAGGCCCGTACAGCGCTGTTGCTGGTGGGTCTGGCTCTAGCGGTAGCGGTGCAAGCAACGCATTGCTGGCAAAGCCGATAGTAAATAACGCAAACGCAATAACTGATTTAATGATGATTGGCATGTTGCCTCGACTTTCTCGGTCAAGACAAAATTACTACACAGGTTTACTGATAGTGGGGATTACCCCAAACACCTTATCCCAAGCCTGTTTTGCTAGTTCTCGGCTGTTTGCCATTACAGGATTTACCTCTATGTGATACCAGTCGCCGGCAGCAAAGTTGCCTGCCTTCCATGTGGCGCGGTCACATTTCCACGACCGATTCATCGCATAATCAATTACAAGTTCTATGCCTAGCGTGTCTGCGTTTTCCAATAATTTGACAATGTATGCCAGCGAGCGCTGGCGACCCATGTAAATAGATTTGCCCGGTGTGTTAGGTACAAGCCTGTACGACAAGTCAACTGCAACACCTTTGGCATGGTTGCTAATCGTGCCGGGTTTGCCTTTTATGTCTCTGTGCACCCATGTTCCGTTATTCCATAGCGTAATTTCAGAGTGTTTTACAGCGCGCGTGACCCAGTAATCCATGCCGGCAAGTGGCCCTTTAACTACTGGCGCGGCGTTAACTGTGTACGGTTTCATTCTGTCTCAGCCTTTGCATTCTTTTTTATACCGTTTGACGCAACTAGACCAGACAACGCGCCTGTCAAAAACACGCTAATTGTGCTCAGTAGGTCAACGATGCTGCCGTCTAATGGTGACAGTTCAGCCGGCATGTTTACAAACAGCATGCCGAACAGTAGCCCGACAACCATTATTGCAAATGTGCACGCCATAATTACGCCTACTATAAAAACTAGTCGAGCGTGCAAGGCCTCATTTTCTAATCTCGCATCTGTCCGCGGTGACATTTTGGCATGGCCTTTCTACTGTTTTAATTTTATAGATCGTGTCATCATTTGTTTTTGTGACTGTGCACGCTGACAGTATGACAATGGCAAAACTAGCCCAATAACAATTTGGCTTCATCGGTTGTTATTCCTAGTTTGTCTAGCAAGGCTTGTCGAGCGGTTGCGCGCGCTGTCGCATCGGCGGCTGCTTGATCGGCTGCTATTTTGTCGGCAACTTGATCTGCTTTAGCCTGTGCAATTTCGGCGGCGTTGTAGTCGCGTGTAATTGTTTCGCCTGTAATGCAATCATAAATACTTATTTGTGGAGTAGTCATAGTGTCCTAACTGTTTGCGTACCCGTAAATATATATAGTTCCCGAAATGTTGCCAGTTGAAAGCAAAACTAAATCGGTGTAACTAGTAGAAGTGTTTATTGTGCCTACAACAGAATTACCAAGAATGGTCGAAGCACCCAAAAGACCGTTATTTATTTGATAAGTTGTTGTTACCGTTAAAAACGGCGACGAAATATCCAAAAAAGTACCCATTTTTGTAGCAGTATTATCAGACAAAAAACTTGAACTTTGGTTAAAAGCAGGCCCACCCGGTTGAACTTGGCTTACATCGTAATATATGCCGATACTTGAATAATTTGATGCCGTATCAGGTGTACCAGATGTACCACAACGAAATTTCAAAGATGCGCCGCCGCTAACACTTAAATTACTAAATTTTACAACATAATTATCATAAGTCGCGCTAAAAACATTCGTCAAATTGTGTTGAGTCGCAGCCGTCAAAGTTTGCTTAGATATAAAACTCAGACCTGCTGCCGCTGGCGCTGCAGCCGTGACCGCTGTAGGCGAAAAAATGCTGACACCAGCACTAGTAAAATAAAGTGTGCCACCGCCGTACTGTGGTATAGCCAACGGCCCAGCGCTCGACACAGTTGCCGTGCCAGCCGTAACGGTACAAACACCTGCACCAATGTTTGCAATTGTCAAATTGTCGCCTGCAGCAAACAAACTTGTATTTACCGTGATTGTTGTTGCGCTGGCTGAGTTCATCACAATTTTTGTGCCAGCATCGGTAGCAACTAAAACATAGTTTGCTGTCTTGGTTGAGACTGTTTGGTTGTAGTCGTTTGTCTGCAGCGTGTTCATTTGCGCTGCAGTCAAAATAGTGTTTGCGACAAAGGTTTGTTTGCTCATAATTACTCCTTAGGTTAATGCGTTTAGTGAGTCAAGTACGCCATATGTAATGTCGTCTAATTGGAATGCGTTTAGCACGACAGTTTGGCTGCTGTAAAGCGTGACACGGTGACCAGACGCAACATTGATGCTGTGATCTATACCCTCAATTGCTAGCGCCTGTGTTACTGCTAATGGTGTGCCGTTCGGAAATGTTTTAGTAAGTGTCACTGAGCCGCCAATGTCCATAATTGCCAGCGCGTCTTTCTGTAAGTTTGTCAACGCAGCAAATGTGCTTGACATGCTTGTAAAGCGTGGCTCTGGTATCGGGTCTAACAGGTAATCGCTTAGCGCTAGCGCTTGCGCGTCGCTTGACAACAGGCTGTCACTAATAGACAACGATTGCTTAAAATATTCGCTTATAGACGCACTGTCGGTGCTGGTCTGTGGCGTGCCACCAGTTTCTAGTGTTACTGTGGCACTGTTAATGATTGCTTGCTGGTCAAACTCAACACCAAGATTGTCATATTTTGTGCCAGTGCCAGTGTCGTTAAATGTGACTGTGACTGGCTCTAGTGTCTGACCGATGCGCGGCTGAAATACGAGTGTGCCTTCACGATCACAGAATATGCGGCCTTGCTCAGCCTGATTTATACGGTTTACATATTCGTTGGCGTTTGTGTCCTGTGCGATGTCGTACGCGCCTAGCGTCGCTGTAGGCGTGCCTGTGAGGCTTGTAGTGCCTGTGTACGGTATAAGTGCCAGCACTGCCGACAGTCGAGCCGACGATGTTTGTTGACTGGTCGCTGTTTCTGGTAGTTCAGCCTGTGCGAGCGTGTAAATGTCATCGGCGCATGCGACCGTGTATTGCGTTAAACCGCCAAGAATATATTGTTGACGATAACTAGTCACCTTGCCTACAAACAAATACTCGCCGTCACGACTTAGTCGTATTGGTCGCAAAGGCCCTAGGCCCGGCTGATCGGTGCTGGTGTTGTAATAAATGCTTGAGGTATTAAATGCGTCTAATTCTCGGTTGTTATTATTTTGATCCATTGACACAATCATCGTGCCTGCACCAAATGCGTCTAACACCTGTTTGCGGCCGCGCGAAATGTTTATGTTTTGCACATACTCGGTAATGTCTTGAAAG